CAGGAATTTTTCTCATTGGGGCTTCCCCCCCCAATCTACGAAGATTTAAACAAGATCAAAACTTGCGACTCCATAGATGAAAATATCATCATATGCATGAAGTGGAAACTGCCAATTTCCTATCATATTAAAAATATCCATATTACAACTAAGGAGCTACCGCCACATTCTGTAGGCTCATTGAGGTTGTCCCTACATTGTGTTCTAGTAGTCGCCGCTTGTGTGTACGTATGCGTTACAGACGGAAGTCCACCACCGACATACATTTCAACGAAATTCATCAAGCGCCTTTACCACATCCTGATTACTGCAATATAAACATATTTAACATTAATCCACACATATAACAACAATAAACTAGCCTGTATTTGTTCTTATTTTTTCTGGAAAATGTTACAAAGTACTAAAAACAGAAACCTGTCATTTTTCTAGATAAAACAACAACTAAAACTAATCATAAAATAAAATAGACATATTAATTAACAGACTTAACCCTTGTAATAAATTTGGGTTCCTCACGAGGTTCCAAATGCTCCTCCCGAGAGGTATAAGTAGTAACTGGATTAAAACAATTAACATTCACGTTTTTCTCAAACATATTCGATGTTGGGGTCTTATCTTTAACTTCAACTTTCTTTAATGTTTTCAAATAATGACTATCAGTTGATTTATGTTGGAAATTAACAATGTCAGAAACTTCAATTGATGTAACATTGATAGTAGCATGAATATGAGGGCTTGTTATCGTTGTAGCTGTGAAACCAATACCAAGTATACCAGGTTTCATTGAACTACATTCATTAGAAGTCAAACACAATTGTGAAAAACTAAAGTACATATCATCTTTATGACTCCATGGATTAAGAGTGCTATCAAGTTCTACCTCGCCCATAGGTATCACGGCTGGTAATGCACTTGTAGTCCCGCTCAAAAAATCTATGGTCATATCAACTAAATAATATTTGTTTGGATAAGTAAAATAAAATTCAAACCCACATGATGTACCATTCATTTGTCCAGCTCTCATTTTAATACTGCCATCTGTTCTCACTACATTCGGCTGCTCAATATCATAAATATCTTCGACCATGGTTTGAGTCGTCATGGTAAAATCGGCACAATACCATATAAATGAACTTTCCTTTACAGACAATTTTGGATTTATTAAGCTCACATCATAATCAACATACAACTTTCCAAATTGGCTACCTGAATTGGTGCCAGGTGCATTAATAACTACATCTAAAATACCAGTATCCGTCAAGTTAACATCATCATTCTCAGATAATGGTCCAGTTCTTACTAATTTACTTTTTGTTGTCTCCTGCAACTTGGTTAAAGGTACTTTAAGAGAACATGGTTTCCACAATGAACTCTGAACTGAATTGCTTTTAGTGGAATAAGCCGTCTCATCCCACGATGTTTCTGGCCTAGCAGGATTCGAATTATTGGATAATGTTATAGCTCCAGGTGTCGACGTTGGACACGTAGGAACATAATCAAATTTTAAAGAATGAAATAAAAATTTTTCAAAACCTGTTGCTAACGTTGATAGCCAAGGGAAGGTAGGAACCAACCCAGCATTTTGACACAAGCTTAAAATTGATGTAATCAATCCATCACTACTTTTTCTAACTCTTCGTATCTTTGTATTTGTTTCTGTACCTGTCAAATCACATATAAATTCACGTTTCTTCACCCTTATGGGTCTATTCTGAAAGTTACTTGTTGTTCCAATGGTTGTTGGAGCATAATTTCGGGAAAATTTCATAAGACTTCGTTTTTGGCGTGATGAAGTCTTTGATTTATTATTGTTCATTTGCATTTTCTTTTTCTTTGAAGGTAATTTGGCGTTCTTACCTCTCTTGTTATTTTGATTGCTCATGTCTGTGGTTATTTTGTGGAAAAATAACTAAACGGGGTAGTGTGTGATAGTAACACCCCAGGACATAACACACTTTACGTTACTGTTTTGGGATATAAAAATTATTATTGAATTTAGTCAACCTAACAGGAATGACAATGTCATTGATGTCGTGACTCTCTAGTATTCGTGTTTCAATCATTAGCTGTTCTGCAACACTAATATGGTAAATTTCAGCAAAAATAATTCTCACACTGTCCTGAATATCAGGTTGTGTCTCGAAACTAACATTTCTCTGGATATAATCAAACCAATATGGATTTTCGGCATTCCGAAATTTACCCTTCCCAATCAAATCATATACATGTCTTGCATATATGCCAGCAATAGGAGTATTCTTGCCAAGGCACAATAATGACATACATTTTGCTCGTAACAATTCTATCTTCACAGATATTCTGCAATTAAAATACGTTGGTGCTGACGACCACTGCAAACGGCTGATCTGTTCTGGATTTATAATCAATTTTCCTCGCTCACTAACTCTGCACCCACAAAAAGAGGTTTTTGATTTCTTCTGTTGATAATCCATTTTAATCTTAAAACCAAATTCTTCAAAGTCTGAAAACTCTAAAATTTTTTTAGATAAACCAACTAAACAGTCATCACCTTCAATAAGTATGTGTTTTGGCTCGAAATTTTTAAGATGGCATAAGAATAAAACATTCATCAAATTTGAAAATCCGTTGGCAAGAGATGTAAACATCTCACCACTCATCCGACATCCAATAACCGACATGGAACAAAAAGCATTTTTAATAATCTCCTTACGTGGTGTTCGTACCACGATTCCATTTACTTTCTTCTCCACATAATAATGTCTCAACATGATGTTTCTTACAACGGGATTAAATTTAAACATATATCTCCATAGTTCACATTCAACTACGTCACAGTATTCGGGTGAAAAACCACTTTCAAAACTGGAGTAATCAGTTGATAATAAGTATCTATCATCAAATTGTGATATCCTTTCAGCGATTTCATCAGGTGTCAGATGTTTTACAAATGGCGGCAAATGAAACATTTGCTCTTCAATTTTCTTAATGTAAGGTCCTATTAACGTCTTCATTCTATCAGTACGAGAGCATATCCATCTTACATGTTTATCTTCCTCGTAGAATTCTCGTTTAACATGAGCTTTTACCACATAATCTGACTCATTATAAGGTATATCAATAAAACTACTAGCAGCTTCACGTAATTGTGCTTTTCTAACCCCATTATAATGGTCTATTTTTGATAACCAATCATCCACTAATTGTGGTGACCAGTCAATTCTGTCAAGAGGTTGCATATGTTTAGTCAACCAATTCTTAACAAATAAGCTTAATTTTCGTAATTTTCCAATCTTTGCGACTGGCATCAGAGGAGCTAATCTCTTTCTAAACCCACATTCTAAATTAATTGGGTCAGTTCTATCCGAACAAAATGGAACATCATTCACAAATCCGGGCATCAAATTTTCGGCATACATTGCATTCTTTTTAACTTTCTTCCTCTTTACTTTAAAATCAGAATCCTTAATGTTTGGCCTAATAGGTAATTGTTCGTAATACATGGGCATATCCTCATTTAAATTTTCTTTCAGTTCCCATCTCCTCACCCATTTGAAACCACACTCAGGTTTACCTTGGCATACATAAGTTAATTGCATCCTTTTCGCAGGAGTAGGAACTCTCTGAACCGACACCAATTTTCCAGCCACTTTCAGTGGCCGGATGTATTTTTTCCAGACAGCCCCACAGTCACATTTGAAAAATCCAAATTATGATATTTCCAATTCAATGTCTTTGGAATATATTTTTTGTCATCTATCATTTTCTTGAAACTTCCATCATTTAACACAGTAAACATGGGTGGGGCTTCATTTTTCATTCTTAAAAAATTCCAAATTAGCTCTTCTGCTAGGACTGAAATAGTTTCTGCGTCCATAACGAAACTACTGTCACTAGTAATAACTGACATAACATAATTTATGTAAGTTCTAACGAATAAATATGAATCAAATGGCCTATAAAAACCAACTTGCGAAGGATGTTTGAACTTACTATTAAAATAATAATTTTCTAATACTGGCCAAGCAATAGCAGATGCTGCATGCAAAGTTGGTAAATGTAATCGAAATTTACGACTTTGATGATTATATGTAGTCATGAAAGTCTTATCATAATCATTAATAATTTTCTCACATATCATGAGTTTAAAACGATAAGCATAATCCAACAGATCTCCTTTCTCCACAATTTTGCCTAGGACTGTACTTGGTTCTTCATAGATCACACGTGTGACATCTATGAATGTTAAAATATCATGATCATTCACATTAACCTTCCCGCTTATGCTAGTAAGTTTGTGTTGTTCACGAACCCAATCCCACTTTACCGACATCTCCATTTTCCGCTTGGGTTCTTGCATTCTATGGTTACTCTCATACATCGCTCTATCAAGATGGCTAGTTGTCACGTCATCACGTTTAATACTTGACAACACCATTTCATTTATCTCAACATTCTTAGATAAACCCTGCGAATTGTAAGCACCGATAGGAGCCATCACTCCTAATGCATCCCAATTGTAAATGTCATGATTCCTAATATCAATATCATTTTGATTCTTATCAACCAAATGTACATGTTTAATACCTAAATTAGTCTCATCTTGCCATAATTTCAATACATATGAAATTAACAATCGCCTTATAAGTATATATGTTATGATGATCATAACTACTGTTGGATATATAAATGAAAAAACAACAACACAATATGACAATATTTTAATCGGCCATGGTAAAATACTGATAAATAAACGCATGAGATCCAATGTTGTTTTCAACATAACAAAGAAACTCGTGATACCGAATTTACCCAATGACAATAAGGATGGCAAACCCTTACTACTCAATATGGGTAATGTCAAAACGACAATTGACAGTACAAATGTAATTATAATAAAAATAAATTTTAATCTATTATTCATGATAGTTGTATCTGGTTCGTATAAGTTATATTATAATTATGAGCAATTAGCTCGGTTGTTGTTTTGTCATTATTCAAGTTTTGTTCCAATATTTTATTTGATCATAGATAACAGGCGACAGGTAACCCTGTCCAGTTTACCCAGCTCCACTCATCTCCACCAACACTGGTGTAACCCAACTCATGACTTGTGGTATGTCACCTTAAGTGCTTGACATTATCTCCCACCTAATGCAACACACAACGCATCAAGGTGTTGATTTTGTAGTTTCAATCACCGGGCTAATGATGGGTATTTGTAATTACACCACTATGTAGAATAACTACCACACCAATCATTCTGCACTTTACCATACTGCCGCTATGCAACAGAGTGGTCAGTGTTCAGACAAGACTCGATTTAGATCGAACCAGGATTCATCTCATCTATAGTCTGAATAACCTATAAATCATGATCATTTAAAAACTGGAACTTGAATAATAACAGACATTGACTATGATCTGGCTCTGGTCATGTAAGAACTCATCTGACAATCCCACCGGATCCAGG